TTTGTATAGGCATCCAGCCACATATGCATATAGTTATAATAGTTAGACATAGAAAAAATCCCGATTGAGAGTTTAAGTATCAACACATTACCATATTATATAGTACGAGGTGCATATAATGACGACCATGACTGCTAAAAATAGTACCCCACAACCAGCCAAATAAACACAACCGCCTGAATTTATTCTACATAAAAATAAATTAAAAAATATAAAATAATTCTTGACAAGGGATGTTTAGAGGCGTATATTACAGTCAAAAGGATGAAGGAATCAACCAACCAACAAAGGAGAGAAAAATGAGAGCGCCTAAAAAAATCACCGAGAAAAAAGCGACCATGACCGAAGAAGACAAAGCCAGTGAATCCTACGCGAAGAAAGTGCAGGACGGCACGATCGAAATGTCTGCCGAAGTAGCCGACGCAATCATCAGAAAACACAACGCCCGCCCCGGAGTTGTGCAACTGATCACCCGGACGCAATGGCTCGAAACCTGGAAATAGCCAACCACCCCTCGCCCCGGCCCGACCGTGGCTCCTAAGATATTTTTATGAATACAGCGGAAGATATGAAATGGCTTGCAGATTGTGTATTGAAATCTTCTCCACAAATGACAAACGAACAGTGCCGAATGATTGAAATTACTCTTTCTGACGGCAAGGGGGCAGGGTTTAAAGCTATGGAGGATACTTTTTATGACATTTCTTGAATGGCTACACATGGAATATCTTGAACCTGAACCAAGCGATAACTATTACGAGAAAGATATGGTTGCCGCTTGGAATCAGGCGGTCGCACAGTGCAGACAAGAAGTAAGAAAGCTAATTATGAAACATGAAGAACCGGGTTTGACCGTGCTATTTCACAAACTTAATGAAATTTATTGGAGAGGAGAAGACGATGGACATTAAATTAAGAGGAAGAAGCAGAGAGAACGGCAACGATCTATTTTACCACAACGCCATCGCCGAGCTTTACCACCACGTAAAAGACGACTATTTGATGGGTTTTGCCGGGTACGATCCTGACACCGAAAAGCCGATACTGCTGGATATTGAACTATTCACCGGATTTTACGACGGCGAAGGTAACGAATTTTGGGAACATGATAATGTAGCGATGGGAGAGGATATTTACACCATCGTTTGGGATATGGATAAAGGTTGCTGGAGCCTGGAGAATGACAATTCTTTTTTCCCGATGGCGCCGGTTGTCGAAAGCCTTGTTAACAGAGGATAAAAAATACATCGCAAGCCTGGCAAGCGTAGAAGACTAACCAACCCGCCCCGGCACGCCCGGGGCATAAAGGAGGCAAAACACATGATCTGCCCACATTGCCAAGAAAACATAGAAATCATGTCAACGTCCGACCTGGCTCACAGTCTCGACGTAACGCCCGCCTGGGTAAGTACCCTGAAAGCGGAGCTACTCGCAAACGGCCACGCCGGTCTCATTGGTCAGTCGATGGTATTATTGCCATCGGCGATCGAATACATCCTAAACCGCCCTGACGGTCGTGGGCGGCCTCGGATTAAGAAACCCTGAAACCTCAGATGCGGGCCTTACGGCCCGCTTATTCCTCCAGCGCCTCATCCGCCCGATTACTACGCCCCGCCACAAAAGCCTCAAAGTCACTGAGATACACCCTCCACGCCCGAACCCCGGCCCGAAACGCGTGAAGATCCCCCGTATAGATATGCCGCAAGACCGTTGATTGACTTACCCCAAGCCTCTTGGCCACATGGCCGACCGTAAGAGCTTTATCCAAGATGTGTTATCGCCCTCTCTGCTACGTTGTCGAGCCGTTTCCATTCCTTTTCAAGGTCCGGAAAATGTTCCCTAATAACTTTCCGCTTGGCTTTTCCACCCTTCGGACAACAAAAACACGACACCCTGTCTTGGACGTCGTAAAGCCCTGACCAAGTGTATCCAAGTTCTTTGCAGTATGCCAAACTATCAGCTTCTCCCATACCGGCCTCAATTAGCGGGAAGCGTACCGGCCATTTTCGGTCTTTCATCCAGCCGGTTTGAGTTCTTTTTTCCTCATCGGCGGAGAACCCGATAAACTCTGTCTTCTCTCCATTCAACCCCCTAATATATTTTAAGCAGGTTCGATGTTTATTTGCTGTACACCACCCGCCAGCCGACTTTGGCCAGCCCCAAAGAGCAAGCATTTCCTCAAAATGCCTGTAGTATCTAACCCGAACTATCTTAATGCCTGTGTTCGCCTCGACTTGCCTTATATGTGCCTCCATTTGTGGAAAGTCCCAGCCTGTTTCGAAGTATAAAACATGAGAAACTTTCACCCCCTTGGATAACAACAAATGCAGCATCGCCGTTGAATCTTTCCCGCCAGAAAAAGAAACAATATTCTTATCGCTCAATCCACACCTCCATCTGCCGACAATACGCAACACCTAAATTCTCGCCCCACTTGGTTTTAGGCGGAGCGTCCGCGAAAGTAATCAGTGGGCAAGACACGCACCCCCGGTCCGAAAACTCACATACCTCACGCCGCGCCATGACCGGCCGGCGCCGGAGCAGCCGCGCCCGTTCGTTCCGACGATGTTCTTCGGGGAAAATAAGGTCATGGGTCATGATTCGTCCTCTCTATTATCATCCAAAAATACCACTAAGAATTTTTTCATACTTCTACCACCTCGCCTGATGAGTTACGGAATTTTAAAACGGCGTTAATCGTACGTTCGCGCCCTTGCGTAATATCGAGCGCGTAGCCTAACAGCAAATAGACATTGCCGGTTTTCCTGCTTCTGTATTTTTTCATTTAGTTCCTATTATTTCCTGTTTCAGCCGTGTAAATATCTCCCGCCAACCCGTCGTTGTCATCGCCCGGTTAGAATGCCGAGCCTCGTAAACGTCGTCCTCTAACCCGTCTTTGGCATCACCCGGCCACGTCCCGTAAAGATCGCTGGCATCCGTCAACGGGCTTACACCCTGTTCCGCCGCAAAATCGTCAATCGTTTTGTTTTCCAACGAGACCTCATCCCGTAGCCATGCCGCGTAATTTGCCGCCTTTGCCAGGTCACGCGCCATCCCATCCAGCGCCTTGAAATTGGCCCGGCACAAATATTTAAGAGCGTTGCCCAGAAGATAACCGCGGTACTGCTCCCGCGTGAGTTTTGCCTTGATAATGTCAAGCGTCTCGATCCCGCCAGCATCGTAATATGCCGATAACTCGTCTTTGCTCATTGCTCTGCTCCTATCACTCAAACACCCCCATAGAAACCTGCCGCTTCCGGTCAAGCACCCCAAGCCCCATGCCAATGTGACAGCCGCCCTCATTTTCTGTCAGCTCATGTCCGGAAACCGACTCCAACCGACGCCCATAACACGCATCGCAGTACCACCAATTTCCGGACATGATAACCTGGCCACAATCCCGGCACCGGCGTTTACAGTCGATCGCCTTATTCCCGCTCCGTCGCCGCTCTTTCGTGCCGTCCAGGTACGCTCTGCGATCGGCGTCAAAGGTGGCCTTGTCCGCCGGCAAACACTTCTCGGCCTTCCACTATGTCTGAAGTCTGGTATCGTATGACGGGCTCACCTTTATGTATTCCGATCCGTTCTTCATTTTCGTGTCCAGAACGCGCCCAAATGCGCCATATGCGACGTTTTTTACAAACAGATAGTCAGATACCAGTTTATGATTTTCGTTTGCTACATGGCAAATA